GGGGGGGGGGGGGGGGGGGGGGGGGTGGTTCTTCCGCAGAGCTTTTGGTTAAGTTATACTGGGTTTGCCGCAATATATTCTTCGCCGGCTGTAATTCCAGCGGCATGACTTTCTTTACTGTCATGACCAGAACGACTTACCTCATCGTCGATGTACCATTGTTTCGCCTGTTGAATTTGAAGATGCCTTACATTACGATCAACACAATCATTAATTTCTTCTTGTGGATTACCTTCCGGCATTGGCGGATGTTCATAAGTCCCTGCTACAATTTTATCAATCAACTTAACACTGTACCCACAAGCGACCATATGTTCAGTAATTTCCTCAGCCGTTGGTTCCGGCAAGCCAGGGGTTGGATTAACCATTTTAATTTCTCCTTGATTGGTTTTATACACTACTCTAACTTCTTTTTTAACTCACTTAATTCATCAGATAGTTCTTGGACAGCTTTAATCAGCGGAATTACAAACATTTCTCGACTAACTGTCTGACTACCATCCGGCCGCTCATTCCAACCTGTGAAAGTATCACACCCAGCTTTATCCAAAGCCTCTTTAACTTCTTGAGCAATCATACCATGCATGACAGCATCAAGATTCATATTATTCTTTTCGCTGTATTCATCCCACTCTGTTGGAAATTCGTTTGAAGGTTTCCATTGATGAGTTACAGTTCGCAAATCATTAATGAACTCAAGGCCTAGTTCTCCATCTTCAATATTACGCTTCTTTCTCACATCAGATGTGCGGGTCCAGTTGGCATCCGTATCAAACTCATTTTGGACAACATTTGATGCCTTGCCGAAGGTGAATTGATTGTCTGTTGTTGGGGCTATACTAACTCCAAGGACAATTGCATTGGAATTTGATGCGCCGGTATCTGCTCCATAACCAATACAGATATTATAGGTGCCAGCACCGATAGCATCTCCCGCAGTATAGCCGAACGCTGAGTTCCCGCCCCCGGTCGAGCTTGTCAGCGCCTGATAACCCGTCGCGGTGCTGCCGCTGCCCGAGGCGTTTGTGTACAGCGCAAAACTACCCGAAGCGGTGTTGTAGCAGGCAGCGGGCGCGCCGGCCCCGGCGTTGGTATACAGCGCCTTATAACCCGTCGCGGTGTTCGAGAGGCCCTCGGCGTTGGAAAACAACGCGAGATGGCCCGTCGCGGTGTTGGCACCACCCGTGATGTTCGTCCGCAGCGCTTGATAGCCCGTCGCGGTGTTGTTGGCGCCCGTGGTGTTTGCATACAGCGATTGATAACCTAATGCGACGTTCCCGTCAGCCGTGTTGTTGGTATATAGCGCCTGGACACCATACGCGGTGTTGGAGTCGCCCTCGGTGTTGGAATACATCGCCTGATAGCCCGTCGCGGTGTTGTACTCGCCGTCGTCGTTGGTATACAGCGCCTGCCCACCCGTCGCGGTGTTGTACTCGCCGTCGCGCGTTGTATACATCGCGCCATAACCCAACGCGGTGTTGTAGTTGGCGTCGTCGTTGGTATACAGCGCAAAACTACCCAATGCGACGTTAGCGACGCCCTCGGTGTTTGTATACATCGCCTTATAACCCGCCGCGGTGTTGTAGTCGTAGTCACCGGTGTGGGCAGTCAGCGCTTGATAACCCAATGCGACGTTCCCAGAGCCTATGGTCATTGCTGTGCCTGCTTCATCGCCAACGACAACATTGTAATTGCCGCCGGACGCAATGGAGTCACCGGCGTTGACACCTAGTCTCAGGTTGCTGGTACCAGCCGTACTGGTTTGGAAATCGCCCGTCAGCGTTATCCCCGTAAACTGTGGGCTGTCGCCAGTGCCCACGCCAATGCTGGTGCGCAAGGTAGCGCCACTTTCAGCCACCGGGTCAGTTGAGCCATCCCCGACGATGACCTCGCCATCGGCCAGCACAGCCATCGCCGTAATGGCCCCACTGCCGGAACCTAAAAGCACGCCACCATCGGTCAGTGATGTAGCGCCGCTGCCGCCGTTGGCGACTGCAACGGTGCCGGTGCGTATTTCAGCACCTTCAATCGTCACGGTTCCGGCGCTCGACCGCGATAGGGTCGTATCACTCGCGTGACCGAGTTCAATATCGCCGGTCGTCGTGATTTTTGTGACTGCTTGCGAGCCGCTGACCCAACTGGCAGTGTGAGACATCAGCTCGCGCATCGCGTTATTCACGCTCGACGGACTCATGCCTTCAGCGATTGAAATCCCGCCGACATCGGCGTTATTCGCCGCCGTCGTGTCATACTGCGTTACATTGTCTTTCGTCATGATTACCTCGTAGAAAAACCCGCCGGGTGGCGGGTTGTTAGGTAGCTATTGGATTGGGTTATATTTCTTCATCTAGGATTGGCGGCATTTGTTCCGCTGCAATTGTACCTAAAAGTCCCACCGGGATAGGTGTTTGCGGTAGCAGCCTATTTGTTATGTACGATGCGCCGGGTGAGAACGAAGTGTATGGAACTTTGCCCGAATAAATCGACTGCGCCACCTTGGGAAGTGCGTAAGTACCGGCAGTCACCTGCGCCACTGTCGAAGGGTCCACGCCAAGCATTAAAGCTCCACCCGCGCCTGTTATTGGGCCAGCAGTAAGAAGTCTTTCTATAAATTGGCGCATTTGCGTTCCAGAGTCGGGGGGCCTCGACGCGCCGATCCATTCGCCTACGCGAGATAGCGTATTTAGGTCGCCGTGCCCTTTTGCGTATCCTTTTTTATCCGCGCCGACGACTGAAGTACGCAATCCAGATATAGGTGCGTGACCAGCGACTCTTTCGGCCTGCGTTCCCCGGCGTGCTGCATCTTCTATTATAGTAAAGTTTCTGTATCTATTTCTAAGGTCACGCCACGCCGCCGCCGTATCCCGCCCCATACTTCTTTCCATCATATTATCTAAATGCCTGACGATTCCGTTCAAGGCATAGCGTAAATCCGAGTCATTGGTTTGTCTTGCCTGCTTCCGAATATCTGATGAAATTTTTTGATACAACTTACCGTCTAAACTAATGCCTTCAACAGTCGGATCATTTTTTCTTAGTTCTTTGGCAAGTTTATACGCACCCTCTTTAATCTCTTTGATATCATCAACATAAGATTGAAAAACCGGCTTAACATCTGTTTTCAATCGGCGCGCGTACTCATTGGCGACCGCTTCAATTTCGTCAAAGAATTTTTTATCAAGCCTTACATTTGTGAGAGATATAAGGTTTTCAAATTCTTTACCCAGCGTTTCAGAAACTTCATTTAATGTTTCCGGTGTAACATCGTCTGCCCTAACACCAGTAGTCGCCATAATTCTTTCGTTTAACGCCTTCCTCTGCGCGTCAAAAATCTTGCCCTGTTTACCGGCAGTAAATGGGAGTGACGCAAGAACACTTTCGACATTTTGTAACGGCTTACTACCTGTCGCTTGCCCTGGCGTTGGTTCTATACCGGCATCTTTCGCCGCCTCTATAAGCCGTGCTCTCTCGCCTGTTGGTGGGGTTGTTGGTGTAACAACACGCTTACCGATATTAGAAGCCCAAGGCGTTAGTAAAGCTGCCCCCAACCCAGCCCAAGGGTTGTCTGTCATTTCAGTGACGCTACCAGCTACCGCACCCGCGCCCGATTGCGCCACGGGCTGCGCTGCAACTGTTTGCCCCACTCGTTGCAGTATCGTCCCGCCCTTTGCCAAATTGCTAACCGCCGCGCCGGGAATGAAAAACGAGGCGGCGTCACCCGCACCGCGCCCACCCTTATAGATAACCCTTTCCGCAGCCGTTTCTGGGTTAGTTTGTAAGGATTTTGGCACCGGGCCAATTGCCTCGCTCAATGCTGCAAACGGACGCCTAATTTGCTTCCGATAAAATCTAGGGTCTTCTGGCGCTATTTTATAATCTGTCGGGTTAATAGCGCGTAACCCTGCGGCAGTAAGATCAGGAACGGCCCCGATAGCATCCAGAATCGCATCGGACATGCCTTGAGCGAAAATGCCAGGGGCGCGGGCTACCGACGATTCTACACTTTCGGGCGCAACTTGATCGTCAGAGGCGGATAGACCTAAATGCTGTTTGACCACCTTATCGATTACTGCTTGATCCGTACCATCTGGGAAACGAAGCACCTTTCCCCCGGCTATTTTTGCCTCAATCATGGTCAGTCAATCCTATTGCCTTTAGAATCATAATTTATAACTGTCGCAGCATCGGGCGCTTGAGGATTAAAAATATTATTATGGGGTATTGGCTTTATAGGCTTGTACGACGAATACCCTCGGCCCCGCACAATTTCGTATGACTCTCGTTTTTGCTCGAACGCCATCAGTTTTTGTCGATACAGTCGTTTCAACTGTTTTACTACGACCGCTTTATTTTGAAGAAGATTTACACTTCCACCCAAATTACTGATTACGCGAAGTGCGTCTTGTTCTGTCATAACGCCGCCGCCGACAGTTTCAATTCTGAATTTGCCTAGTAACCCTTGCAGTTGGCCCTTTGCTACCTTTAACGCCAATTCTGATTCTGATAATTTATATGTTTTTGCGTTTGACGATAAAAATGTCTTTGTCCATGTGGAGAATTGATCCGCAAGCCTGCTGTAGCCTTGTTCTGCGTCATTTATATTTTTCATATATTTGGACATATTCTCCAAAGAAATTCTGTTGTCTAGTAGATCAGAGCGTAATTTTGTAAATTGCCCGAAAGTTGGTATTCCTTTAGTCAGTTCTACTGCTATTGATGCCTCTGTAATTGGAATAGCTCCCTTGGGTATTGGGAGTTTCTCACCATCCTTTTCGTAATACCTTTCACTGGTTTGCCTATCAAATGATGCCTCTATAATTGTCCCATCCAGTAATTTATACGGACCTAAATTTTGATATCGGCGCGCTGATGGGTTTGCGTATGGAACAATCGTTGCGCCTGATTTTTCACTGCGATTATCGCGCTGAGCGGGGGTTAAAAACTCAATGGTAGTTTCGCCTTCCGGACTTGTTACAAGATAAGTACCTTCATTATTTTTTGCAGTGCTATACGGCGCTATCTCGTGCCCCTGATTTCTAAGTGTGCTTACTTCTTGTCTATTAAGAACAGTAGGCTTCCCGTCTAAAAGATACGAGTTATAAGCTCCGGTTGAGCGTGGCTTTAACGCGGCTGCCAGAACCGCACCTATAGTTTCTTTCCCTGCGCCCCCCTGGCCTAAAGCCGTCAGTATAGGCCGGAGGCCCTCGGGGATGCTTTTTAAGACTGGGTTTGTTTCTTCTGTTACCGCACGCGTTTCTGGCGCGAGAACTGTCTGCGACGGGTTAAAACCGTCATATCCAGGCTTGTTCCACATTGAACCTGGACCACTGGTAGGCATATTGTTGCCCCGCCAATCTGTCTTAGGTTGATATGACAAATCAGTTACTTTTAACTGCGCCCCCGTCGGGACATGCCGTGTCACAGGCTTAGATGTTAGTGCAGATTTTATATCCTCACGGTCTGCTTGTTTGCGAGTATATTCTGCCTCCTGCCGCTCCAACTGCTTCAGCATCAGCGCTTGTTTCATGCTGTTCGCCAGCGAATTTTGATAGCCCTGGAACACGGGCGCGAGGTTAAGCGGACGGCCCCCAGGCACGCGGGACGGCGCACCGGCTGCACTGAAGGCACCGCCAATGTTGAAAAGCATCTGCGTCAGCGCATCGCTTTTTGCCTTATCGACTGCCTGCTGCGACATCAGGCCAAGTTCGGCAATTTTACTCAAATCCATTAGAACAAACTCCCGAGCCACTTGAAGGCCCCAAGGTCATTGGCTGTTTTGGCAATGCCCGCAATGTTCGCGACGTTCGCAACCCCCTGCTGCGTCGGGTTCGAGAAGTAAGGCGTATTGGTCGTGCCGGTGCTGCCAAGCGTGCCGCCTCGCGTCAGCGCGGCATATTCGGCCAGACGATGCGCCGCTTCGTTTTGCAAGAAATCGTGACGCGCCATATCGCCGCGCAACACCTCGCCGGCCTTTGCTTCGCGAGCGCCACCGTATCCGAGCAAGCGGTTGATATCGTCGTAGTCCGCCCCCGCCGTTCCCGGTGCCATCCCCGCCGCAGCTAGACGGATGCGCTCCCGCTGATTCGCTAAGTCGCCAAGCCTACCGGCTGCTGTCGTTTGTTGGTTACGCTCGAATTGACCCGCTTGCGTCAATCCTCCCATCGCCGCCAACCGTGTGCGCGCCTCGTTGTCTGCGATATTCGCAAGGGTAGATTTTGCCGCTTCCTGACGCGCTCGTTCAGCTTCAAAGTTTTGCGCGTAAGCCGGGGCCAGCGCTGACGTTATCGCGCCAACATTCGCGCCACTCCCCAACCTACCCGCTCGACTATATTGCCCCTGCACGCGGTCGATGGCAGGTTGCAACGCGGCATCTAGGTACGGATTGCCTGCGTTCAAAAAATCACCGCGAGCCGTTTCCTCAAGCCGCGCGGTGGCCGGGTTGGCGTACCCGGTCAACGAGGCGTATGGGCTGTCAGGATTTAGAAAGTCGCCCGCCGTCGCCTTTTCTAGATACCCCGCTGCCGGGTTGGCAAAATCCATCGCACCGCTGACGGCACCTTGCGCCTGACCAATTAGCGGGTTCCCTGCCGCTGCACGCGCCTCCCCCGCGCCCAACCCGGCAAGGGTCGGGGCCGAAAAATCGGTATACGTTTTCCCTGGGAAAAAACTGCGCGGCTGCTCGAAGAGGTTTTGACCCTCGTTCAACACCCGCGTCAGATGCGGCAGCGCATACGCAGGCGGTTCCGCCGTAGAAGTCTGCGCGACGGTCGTCACTTCGTCGCCGCCGCCGAATAAATCTCCGATAAAACTCATAATTTCCTCGCCATGACTGTCGCCATTTCATCGTAGCCCAAAGCCTTGCTCCACCCGCGACGCCCGATGATCGTCGCCCTGGTGCAGCCGTTTTGTTTCGCGCCCCCACTGACGCGCTTTTCAATTTCGCGTAGTTCGTCTAGATCGCCGCCAGCGAGCCAGTAATGCAGTTGCCGACCGGCGGGCAATTCCATCTCCTGCGTCACCACCGCGCAGCGGCCACCGACATGCAGCGCCGCCTTGCCGTCTTCAACCATTTGCAAAACATCATCGACCGTGTGCGTGTTGCCGCAGTGGTCAAGCGCATCTTGGATGAATTGCCTAACCGATGACGGCGTAGGCATAAGACCGCGTTGTCGCCGCAGATGCGTGCGTGATCGTGAAGCTGTTTTTGCTGCGCGCCGAAACCCAGATATTTTCCGACGCCGCATCGCTTGTTGTCGGCATAAACAGGATCACGCTGTCGCCGCCGACGCGGTAATCAGAAACTGTTGTAGTTGTGGCCGAGTTCGTCAGCGTAACCGTGCCGGTCGCATTCAGTTTGCCTTGCAAAATATTGTTGACGATTTCCGATGTTTCCCGCGCATCAGAAAACGGCGTCAACGCGCGGAAACTAGTCGTTGCCATCAGCGCAATCCTGTCGCGCGAGCGTCAACGTCAACGCCTTGCGCCTGATCCCAGATACCGGTGATGTTTAAACGTATCCGGTGATAGCGGCCCTCGCTGCGAACTGGAACAAACCCCTCTGCCGTAACGCTGGCAGCCGTCGAAAAAGTAACATCATCGTTAAGAAGAGAACGGCTTCCGATTTGGGCGGTAACCGTAGGGTCTTGTCCGGTTACGAACGGCACGACAGTATTTACCAGTGATCTGTTTTTACCAACCTGAAACTCGCCCGTGTCGATAACTGCCGCTAAACGATCTCCGGTAAACGCCTGCACTTTCTTGTCCTTGGCGGCTGCGAAAAAATACCGCCCACCCATATACATCGGACTGTCTAAACTCGCGGGCAATGTTTCAATGCTGGACGAAATATTGTCCAACCCTTCCAGCGAATAACCAGCGGTGAAAAGCGGGGCCAGTGCATCACAGCTAACGACTGCGCGGCTCCATCGGTTGAGAATATAATTATAAATTAGTAACTCATCGTTTGACCCGTCCGAAGAATCAACGGATGGGTATGCCCAAACGACTATTTGATGTACCGGATCAATAGCCGAAGATACGTTTTCTAGATTTGCCGACTTAAATCGGTCTAGGAAATATCGGTTAACTTTTTCTGCGCCAATCGGAATAAGCTGCGAACCGGACAGCATGTAAAACCCATCGTCGCTCAAGAAAAATACTGTGCTGCCAATCGACGCTACAGACCCCGGCACGCTACAGCCGCGAGAGGTGCTGATTTTGTCGAATTGGTAAATCAGCGGAGCGCCAACAAATTGGCCTCTGACGATGCCCTTTGAAAATAACGCTATTGCGTATTCGCCGCCCACCAATCCGGTACAGTCGCCCATGTCCATAACGTCTTGATAACCCGAGAGTCCGGTCCCTACCGTCCAACCCGTAGCACTGTTGATTGCGCTCCACCGCAACCTGTAAGGTTTAATTCCATCACTGTCGTTGGTGTGCGCGACCATGACCTGATCGCGAATCGTCGCAATATATTTTCCCTTTGGTGGGCTACCGGCTAAATCCGCGAAAACAGGCGTTCCGCCTGCTACCGCCGACTGAATAGTGTCGTCAAAATTAGTCGCTAAAATCGTCTCCCCGAATTGCGTAAAATTCCAACGATCATCGGAGGTGGTAGAATATCCACCGCTTTTTGATTTATCGGTTAGCGACGAGTCTGGGGTGTTGAAGAGGTAAAGTTTTGCCTGATCGCCAACATATAAAGACGCGCTCCCGTCATCGTCTTTGGCCGCAAACATACCGCGAATGTCATTCGTAGTAGCTCCGCTAACCGCGCCCAAATCTTGAAAGCTGGTATAACCCTTTTGCGCCGGGATGACGTTTTTGGCCTCGGTCGCACCGGCATTTTCAAATGCTGGTTGATCCGGTAGCCACTCCTGAAAATTTATCATGCCGCCAAATCCCAAGTCTCGCCGCCGTCGCTTGCGGGCGTCCACGTTTCAGACCCCGCCGCGACTTCGCTCCACGTTTCCGATCCAATCGTGACCGGGGTCCATGCTTCCGATCCCGGTGCGACTTCGGACCAACTCTCGCCGCCCGCCGTCGTTTCACCCCAGGCTTCGCCCAGCTTCTCCGCCGTCACGCTCGTCGTGATTGCCAGTGATGGCGCTGCAACTGCGGCACCGACCATGATGGCGTTGCCGCTCACGCTTGCAGATATATCAACCGCCGACACAACGACCGGGACGGCAATCGCGCTGGTGCTTTCGGTCAGCGCTATCGCAGCCGTGCCGCTCGCCGCCTGGACGCGCGTTGCAATCGTTGCCTGCGTGATGGCGATGCTGACCGACGCCGCCATCGAAACGGTAAATCGTGCGGTTGCCGAAACAGACGCCGCGCCCGTGACTGCCGCCGCGCCAGACATGACGCCGATGGCGTTAGTCGACTCCGACGCGGAAATTGATACCGCCGCAGCGACACGCTGAAGCCGCTTAACGTCTGCCGTCGCACTCGCGGATACGGATACCGCCGCAGCGACACGCTGGAGCCGCTTAACGTCTGCCGTTGCGGTCGCGGATACGGATACCGCAGCCGCGCCTTCGAACAGATTTAGGTCGTCAAGCTGTTCGAGCGTCCCGTAAGCGTCGAGATCATCCATCGACCCCCAGGCATCAAGCTGCTCAAGGGTCGGCCCAAGAATTTCAGCCATGTTAGGCGGCTGTTATATCCAAGTCGCCCGCGTTGATCCGCAGGATATCGCCTGTCGTGATCGTCTTCGCTGCGCTGAATGCGCCGTGGATTAGCAAATTTCCGCTCGTTGATGCGTCGAAAATTCCAAAATGGGACAGGGCGCCCCAGCTCCCGGTCGCGGCATCGAATTCCACCGTGCCGCTGTTCGAGGTGGTGCCGGAAGACGCTGCGGAAAAGGTCGCTGCCTTGCGTGCGTAATTATTTCCGCTCAATTCGGTGCCGCTATTGTCGTCGCCGAAGCTGCCAGTAGACAGGCCGACATAGACGTTGGTCGGCATAGTGTACGCACCGGTTCCGAGTATGTGATCCAATATTTCTAACTCTAAATAATCGCTCATGGCGCTCATGCTACTTCTCCGTAATCACTCGTTAGTGTCAGAGGACCGGCGAACCGCGCACGGTCTTCGTCGGCCTGGATTGCGGCGGCTGCACGCTGGAATAGCGCGTCGTGCTGCGCCTGTTTTTGGTCGTCCATCAGGTAACCAAATGCTTCCGCCAACGCGCCGTGCAGATATAAATCGGGGTGGCGGGTAAGTATATTATTCGTCGTGTTGCTGTCGCTTAACGGCGTGACGTTCGCGACGTAGGTGATCTCTGCGGTATGCGTATCGTCGGGCGTGGGCCGAAAATAGATTTCGGTGCCGACAACCGAATAGGCTTTTGGCTTGCCGTTGCCGGTCGATGGGAATTCCCGATCCGCCTGCTCCGGCGTCATGTATTTAAGTATCGTGCGCGGCGACGTGTTTAAACGAACGTGGCGAATGGCGCGCACATCGGTCGGCAGCGACACATACGCATCGCCTGCCGTCAGCGTTGCGGTAACGCGGGTTTCCTGGCTTCGCGTTTCCAGTTCCCGGTTCATGCGGGCTTCGGCCAGCGCGATAAATTCGGCGGCGCGGTCTGCCATATCGGTGCGCGCCAGCCAATTATCTATTGCGGTTTTCAGTTCCGCGAAGGTCGAAATCGCCATCAGATTTTACCCGCAGTCGTCCTAAAAAATCTGTTTTCGGAATCGTTCAGCCACTTTTTCCATGCGGCCAGATTGTGCTTTGGATCACCTAATTTTGCCAGCATGTCGTAGTAAACGGTGACCGGAATGTCGGCTACTTTGTGGTGATGATAGCTACCGGTTTGGTAGCCGCCCGGTTTCCATTCATTCGCCGCACGTTTATTTGCCTCAAGAATTGGGTCGAGCTTTTGGCGGGTGACAACGTGCATGTCATCGCCGCTCGTCTCGAAAGTCGTGACCTTGCCGGGGGCCGTGCTAATCAGTTTTTTCATACAAGAAAAAGGGAGGGCCGAAGCCCTCCCGTCTCCATTTAGGTTGTTGATAGATCGAAAACAGCCAAGAAAAAGGGAAGGCCGAAGCCCTCCCGTCTCCATTTAGCTTGTCGACAGATCGAAAACAGCGCCGTGTGCTTGGGGAGCCGAAACGATCAAAGTCCACTCCGAAACCAGAGAGAACCGTGTCGCATCACCAACCACACCAGCATCAGCCGCAGCGAACAAGCGTCCCGGCAGATGACCAATACTGTAATGGTCCGTATCGAGAAGCAGGATTTCTGTGTCAGTCGCCTGCCTGTCGATGACAACATTAAGTGTGCCGAAGTCGGTTAGATACATAGATCATTTATGTTCGCCTTAATTCGCTAGATTAAGACCGCTTTCGCTGCTGCACGTCGCCGTGCAGATCAGACCATATTACCACCCCGAAGGGTGTCTGGCGCTTCGGCTGGGCTTCCAGCCTACTCCCCGAAGGGATGGTCGTTGCACCTTCCTCTATAAGAGGCTTGGATCAGGATTGTCTGTTTCCAGAGTTTCCCTGAGTTCACCAGATTTTCGAGATTGATTTCTCAATCAAGCCGCATTGTAGTTTACGGAACCTATGATTACCGCGTCGGTCGGACTTCCTGCCGTCATGTGCAACTGATTTGTCACGGCACTGCCGGAAGACAAATCGCTGAACGCAACTTTATTCGCTGGCGAAACCACCATCATATCAGGTGATCCACCGTCGCTATAAGCCGCCTTCATAGCTGCATCAATTTTTGCCAACGTCAAAGCGGCATTCGTGCCCGCCATGTCACTGACATCTGCACCTGTTCCGGCGGGCGTCGTCGATGCACTAATGAGCGACACGTTGGTCATGTAGCTCAATAGCTTGCCTGCCTTGCGTGGATCAGAAGAACTCTGAGCCTCGTTTTTGAACAAAGCCTTGTCGATATCGCGTCGTTGCTCACATTATCTTCAAACAGGATCGCTAATCCTGTCCCGTCCTTACGGACCGCTGCATGTCACCATGCAGATGAGACTATTTCACCACCCTCTTGCGAGGGGCCGGGCGCTTCGGAACCGCTTGGCTCCTACTTCCTTGCGGAATAGTCGTTGCACCTTCCGCTTTCGCGGCTTGGCTCAAGATTGTCTCTTGCGAGAGTTCCCTTGAATTCACCCGGTTATTGCCTGCGTATTACTACGCAGCGGCACTGAATTTGGAGACACCAATGCCTTTGAGCAATTTTACATAGGCCGTTTCCTTGTCCCGGCCTGCTTTATCGACGGCGTCCAAAGTGCCAGAAACTTGAGCAGCTTGGACAGAGATTTGGTGATCGAATTGTTATCGCAAACCTGTTTATGATTTGCTTCTACCGTTTCATGTAAGGTTATAGCGGTAGCCCAGACTATATCTTCGCTTCCGCGTCGGGCGCTCTTGGGCAGATTATTCTTTCGTCACTGCCTAGTCGTTGAACCTTCGCCACCCCTCAATCTTGCGATATCCATGTGGCGCTTGGCTGCTGATTACCCACCTCTGGGCGTCCCAGCAATTCACCCGATTATTTTTTTCTACGTTAGGCGGCTATTGCCGTCTCCCATAGGGGAACCGGACAGTTCCCAAGTCTCGTAGTTGCGGTCGGGTTCGTATAACTGAAATCGGCTCCCTCGTTAACGTAATTTGAATCTGAAGCCGCCGTCAAACCTTGAACTTGCCACTCATGATACACTGCTTTCGTCACAGACTTTTTGCAATTCGAAAAAACAGGAGTTTCTGAGGGGTCAATCCTTTCAATGACGTTCGAAAGGTCTTCGCGTTCGCCCACGGCGGCAGCGGTATTCCAAGTAGCCATAATGGCCTCCTATTGGTTGAGAAGATAATCCACGGCAGCATCCATAGCCTTTACGCCTTTCTGCTTGCCGATGTTCTGAAGCTGTTGTCGCTTCCGCTTCGCTGAGATTTGTCGCTTGCTCGTAGGCTGTCCGCCCTTCACCATCTTTGGAGCTTTTTTCGCCTTCTTGGCGGCGGCTGGCTTTTGCTTCATAAGCTCGTCGTACAGATACGCCTTGCGAAGCGCATTGATTGCACGATGATCTCCCGCAGCCTGTAACTCGTCTGCGGTATACCCAAGATGCCGTTGCGCGTAAGTGTAGACCGCAGTCTTTTCCTTCTGCGCGGTATCTGGGTCACGCCATTCGGGGATGGCTTGCAAAAGTCGTTGGCCCTCTTGTTTCAAACGCTCCTGCGCTTGAGCTTGCAAGGTGACCATTTGCTCCTGATGAACCCGCTCCTTTTCCGTCTGCACCTGGGCCATCGCATCTTTACGATCACGATAGGCTTCACGCTGACGAACATATTCGAGCGGGTCTTCTGCGTTCAGATTATCCCAAAACTCTTGCGATGGTTCTGATTGCTGAAGTGCGGCCTCAACGGCTGCGAGTTGGTCGGCGTAGCTTTGACGCTCTGCCGACAGCGCGTGCAGTTCCACTTCGGCCTGCTTTCGGCCTTCAGCGACTTGCTGCGTCTTGCGCGTATAGTCGCTTTGACGCATGTAACCTGACTGCAACTCGTCTAGCGTCAAATCAACTTCGTCATCGCCAACGCGGACACGATAGGTTTTTTCTACCGGCTCTTCCTCGACGGCTTCGACTGCCTCGTCGTCCTCCTCAATTTCCTCGGCATCATCCTCTTCGGCATCGTCTGCCTCTGGGATTTCCTCGGAATCTTCGGATTCCTCCGTGGCTTCGACCTCAACCTCTTCTTCGGTTTCGGCAACAACTTCCGGCTGCGTGGGCGTTTCCTCAACGGGGGCTTCGGCTGCTAGAAGGGTGTCCACTGCATTCGCAATGGATAGCGGAGTCGCTTGCGCGGTTGCTTCGCCCATAAAAATCTCCAAATTTTAAATATGACTGCCTTGCGGCTTGGTCAGTGCATCGATTGCCGATGCACCTCGTCCTCGGCCATCGCGCCAGTTTCAATGACGCTTTTCAAATGGCCGTGGAATTCTTCAAGCGCCTGCACCAAAAAATACATACGCTCGCGACCGCCGATATCGCTGTGCGATGACGCGGCCCATTCCGACTTATACCGCTCGCGCAGATGCTCCAGCGCCTCGGTAAAAATCTCGTTGCGGAAAACTTCCTTCGCTTTAGCGGCGCGGTAGATTTCCGCCTGTCGCTTACCTTCGTCCATCAGGCGCGCGGCAGATTGGTGCTAATGTCGATGCCGGTCGATGCTTCAAGCCCGCGAAGCTGCGCTTCCATCTGCATTTCTTGGGCGCGCAATTCCATTTTTATCTGCATTTCTTCGCGCTTCAACTGCATCTCGGCGGCGACCTTTTCGCGCTTCATTTCAATCTCGGCCTGCATCTTCATGCGGTCGCTTTCGATCTCGGCCTGCACCTTCGCGCGCTCCAGTTCAATAACCTCATCCTGCGGCGACTTTTGCTCCGCATGCCGCGCCTGGATTTTTTGCTGCAATTCGGGCGGCAGATTGTCTGGGTCCAGCAAGAACGCGCTGCTGTCCTTGAAACCGGACAGTTCAATGATCCGCGCCAGCGTGTCACGGTACTGGCTCAGGGTGCATAGCGGATTGGCGACGCCCAGCTTGGTAAGAATTTCTTCCTGCTTCTGGGCCACTTGCGTCAAGACCGCAATGCGCTTTTCCGTATCCCCGGTGCCGATGCCGACTTCGATAATCGTATCGAATTCAGTGGCCCATTCCTGCGGGTCCATCGGGACAAATTTATTCCGCAGCCGCACGATGCGCGACCCTTGCTGATACGTCTGCACCAGCCGCAAAATCGATTGCATTAAGTGCTTGATGCCGGTTTCGGCGAAGACGCGCGCGATCATTTCGATCTTTTGCTGGCTCGCGCTGATCGTGGCCGCAACCGCTGCACGGGTGCTTGATTGCAAGCTATCAGGATCAAGCCCCTGGCTTGCCTTGGTCATGCCCGTGCGGTTTTCTTTGACCTGATCCATATACTGCAATAACGGGAAAGCCATCTGATTAATGGCTGGCGGCGTAATCGGCTGCACCATTCCAGGGGCGCGCATCCTGACAACGCCGCCGGGGCGGTTGCTCATAAGGTCGTCAATATTCACCTGACCCTCGACGGCTGCGATGCGCGCGTTATTGGTCAGGTAGACGTTATCAAGTTGCTGGCGAAGCAACGACGACTTGATTTCCTGTAAATCCTTGACCAACTCCGCGACGCTGCGGCCTACCATGCGGTGCGGCATCAGGATCGGCGACACGACGCTGAACGGCATCATGCCATACGGTTCGTTTTTTACGATCTCATACCCTGCGCCGATGCAGCAGACGCGACGCAATTCCGCGATGCCGTCGTCGTCGTAATCGGTCTTTATATATGTTTCCGTATAAAGGACGCTCTGCTGGCTGGGGTCGAGCGTGCTGTCTTCCTCGCCGCTCTCCAAATCTTCAAAACGATTTTCGCGCTCGTCGTCAACCTCACCAAACCCGGCGTTGCTTTCGACCAACTCGCGGTCGTAGCCCATCGCAATGAGATCGCTTGCTGGCAGCCGTGTCCGATGCGCCGCAAAGCGGCAATCATCCATACTCTTGGCACGGCGATTGAAAAGAAATTCCTCTGGCGGGATGTTCTCAACGCGGACGCGGCCATCGCGCTCCGTCTTCTTGACGCGCACGTCGAAAGTCATCGGTGCCGGGAGGACGGTGCCGTCAGGTAAAACCTGATCCTCGCCCATCGACTCCATTTCCTGTTCGACCACCTCGATATCAGGGTCGGCAAGTAATGCCGTCAATTCGTCTTCGGTGAGGCCGATATAACTGTCTTCTGTGACAGTCTCCGTTTCGTCGTAAAAGGTCTTTACGACGCCGTACTTGAACAACAGCGCGTCCTTCAGAAAATTATGAAGAATTACAAAACCGTTATTGTCACTGTTCAGAATGAAATTAACGTAGTCGGTTGCCTGGGCGGCAGCCTCAACGTCTTCCGGCCCGCGTGGCGCAAACCGCACAAAATCGCCCGATGCCGTGAAAATCTTCATCAGCGATGGCAGCATCGCCTCGACCGTATCGGCAACATCGCTGCTGACGACCGCAGAGCGGCCATCTAGTTCGTTGCCAAATGGCTCGCCCAGATAGTAATCCATCGTTTCAATGCGGTCGGCCGACAACTCCGTGTCGTGATAGTTGACCGCAGATTCGATTTCATTGCGAACGATGCCATGAAACTCGATATCGTCTTTTTTAGCCATGTTCGCCCTGCATGATTTTCGAGGCCGCAACGCCTAAATCGTAAAGATGCCCGTCAAGGTCGGTGCCGGGTTTCGCGCGCTTGGTGATAAAAACCTCGCACGGTTTGCCGTCGCGCGGGTCGAAGCCGACGCTGACGATAAACGGCCCAACCGTTTCGCTGATTTGATGGCGGCGGGTGGGGAGGTCAGTCATTCTTTACCAGCTTTTTCACTTTTTTCGAACGCCCACGCTTAGGCGGTGGCGGCTTGCTGCGGTCGCGCGTGTAAACCATCGTAAACGGTTTCACGTTGCGCGGAATTTCAACGCCCACGTTTTTTTGTCACCTTCTTGCCGGTTTTCTTGGCGTATGCGCTGGCTGCCTTGCGGCCCGCCTTGCTATAGCTGAAATGCTTTTTTCCGACTTTAGGCATCCAACAATCCCTTCAACTGACGCTTGCCAATCTTGCTTTCGTTCAAATCGTCAAAAAGGCCACGGCCATATTTTTTGACCGCAGACTTGCGGATGATGTACTCGCCACCCTCGGCGGCTATGTCTCTGGGGCCGCTGCCGCCTAATAAGCCGCCGAGATGCCAGTCAGTACCATCTGCGTCGTCGCCACTATCCGAATCTGCATCGCCACTGGCTTCACTGTCTGCCCCCGCGCCGTCACCAGGGTCGCCGGCGGCGGCATCACCTCCCCCACCACTATCAGAGCCGCCGTCGCCGCCGGTAGACGTTTCTGCCGCCATATCTACTTCATCGACATCAAATCCAGCCGCTGTTGCCGCCGCATTGGCCGCCGCTACCGCAGCGTCTGCGTTGGCCCCTTCTGCCGTATCATCTGCGTCGGGAGGACCGCCGATGGCACCAAACTCTCCCAGTGGGTCAATCCCAAACTGGCCCATATCCGGCTCTTCTTCGTCAAAGAAGTAGTTGTATCCGCGCGCCAGCATGGACGGCGGGCCGAGAACCGCACGGGCGGCAGGGAACGCTAGGCCCAAAACTGCGGAAACGATTGCCAGCGACGCGGGGGATGCTTGTTCGTCCATCCCAGGAGCCGTTGCCTGGTCGCCGGTGTCTGCGTCGTTTGGGCTATCATCAAAGAGTTGCCACGCTTCCGCTCTTGCCTTGTGTACCGCCGGGTCCGTAGTTGCCATGCGCGACGTGCCCGTTTGCGGATGGTCATATGTGCCGCCAGGCGGCGCGGCTATCGGAATGCCGAATTGATCATAGCTGGATGCAAAGGGGCTGGCAGGCAGATCAAACAGACCGGGAGACGGCGCAGCCTCATATGGTGCCGGAAGATTGGCGTATGCTTGGGCTGCGTCGAAGATTTCGCCGGTCGCTGATCGCGGGGGTAGGATGCTGTCATCCAGCGGAACAGTCTCCGGCGGAACAGTCCCCAGCGGGACAGTCTCCAGCGGAACAGTCTCCAGCGGGACAGTCCCCAGCGGAACAGTCTCCAGCGGGACAGTC